TATCCATATATTCTAGTAGATGAATATATTTCTACTTCAAAATCATCTCTTGTTTTATTTAATATATCTATAGCTCTTATTAATATAGCAAGACCTCTCCAAGGTGTTGAGGTATATAAAATTTTAACTTTATTTTCAGGTATAACTGGTAATGCAACACTTGGTTTAATTATTTCTTCAAATTCAGGGGTGGCATTTTTAATAATAAAAGATTTATATTCTGGTATTTGGAAATGTTCTCTAAACTTATTATATTGCCAATGACTTACATAAATAAAATAGTCAATAGAATCTACAAATTTACGATCACGCATGTATTGAACATTTGGTTGATCGTAACTTAAATGTTGCCAAACAACATTTGTTTTATCTTTTTTAACTAAAGATGGATGGCAAATAGATCCAATTAAATTAACACCATCAATAGAACCGGGTTGTAGTTGTGCTATTAATTGTTCTTTTAATATTTCTGTTCCGCCTTTAGGATCCATATATAAATACTGCTTTCCTATTTCCTTTTTTAATTTCTTTAAAACCATTCTCTATCAGATATTTACCTATACTGTCAATATCATGTGTATCAATATCATCAAATACATAGATACATTGATTAGGTTTTCTTTCTATAAAAAACTTTACTTCTTTCATTACAGATTCAGTATCGTGTGGACCATCAAAATGAACTGTTTCATATTGTGTTAATAATCTTTTATGATTATCATAAATTGGATATCCATCTGCAAATCGTTTAAAGAATTCATTATCCTCTAAATTAACTAAATTAAATTCAGGGTATTCTTTTGTTAAATCAATTAAAGCTTCTCGCTTCATGTTGTTCGTATAATCTAATCTCATTGGAGTAGAATTATCCGCTGTTCTATATTCAATATTTCCGTAAGGATCTACACCTAAGTGAATTAATTTAATTTGTGAATGATGTTTTCTATATGCATCTATAATGCATTTACTTCCCATTCCACGACGAACTCCAATCTCAACACTAACTCCTATTGGATTTTTTAATAATTGAATAGCTTCATCAAAGAATTCGTAATTACTACTATCTCCTTCAATCATGATTTATTAAATAGCGCGATACTAGGAACTATAATTTTAACGTCTCTTTTAATATCTTCAGGTTTAGCAGAAGTATCTAATTTTACTTCTTCTTCGTCTTTATAAATTTTACCTGTTTTTATATTCTTAATTATGATTTCTGAATCACAAAGTATTTTTATTGGTTCCATTAATTTGCTAACGTTCCTCTATTTACTTCTAATATTGATATAATACCTGATACACTACTTGCTACACTTGTGTCAATATATAAAGCATCGTGCTCTTGTAATATGATTGGACCATTTGCTAGATTACATGTTGTAGGTCCTGATATGTTTGCATAAGCAATAATTGTTGTAGAATAAGTTGTAGCAGTTGCTGAACTTGCAACAGATACTTTAACTACTTTAGATCCTGATTGATTTGCTATTTGAATGTTTTGGATAATAGCACGAGCTGTAGCATTACAAGTATATACCGATACACTTGTTGTTGTAGTTCCAGCAAAAAATACTCTTTTATATACGTTACTCATTGTAATAAATCAAAGAATGTAATTGAACCAACTCCATCACCTTTTGTAGCTCCTGATATAACTCTAACTCCTAAAGTTAAAATATCACTGACTCCAGCAATTGTCACACCTAATTGTAAATCAAGATTGTATCCAGTAGGTTCAATAGTGCTTGCTTGTCCACCTCCTCCAGAACTTGATATATAACCATTTTGCACAACAGTTCCTGCAGTTGCTATTGCTGTTGCACTTACGTCATATTCTAAATTAGTATCATCAGCAAATGAAGTCCAAGACGCTCCCGTTAACACTGGATTTCTTATAATTGCTATTTCATAGTTTTGTAAAGTTGTAGGTTGAAATTGAACTGATTTTGGTAATACAATTGCTCCTAATGCTGTGGATGCTAATCTAATAGATACAATTGGATAAAAATTTGCTGCAGTATCTATATTTGCAAATGCAGTAGTTCTTCTTGCAACATGAGGAACCGATGTTTGTTCAAATCCTCCTTCAGATACAACAGATGAACATATTTGTTTTAATGATGAAGAAGATGATGTTGCTCCTGTATTTGTAATTTCATATCTTATGGGTAAACATGCTGTTGTCATATAAACAGAAGTTCCATAAACGTTTGCTGTATTATAAGTATGGCATACAATATAAATACCATTAATAATAAATCCGCATCTAACAGATCCAACACCTAACCATTCAAAATCCATCCATAATATTTGAGGATGTGATAAATCTAAAGTTAATCCACTAGGACCCGTTCCATCTAATTTGTCACCATTCCATGATGATTGTTCAACTCGTCTTGTTGTATTATCTACAGAACCACCAATATAAGTTCTTAATACAAATGCTTTAGTGCTATTATTTAATTCAAAATAAACTCCATTTTGAGTACTAAAATATCCAACTCTTTGTCTTAAATTTGTTTGAGCAGTTGCCATTTGAAATGTGCCAAGAAACAATAAACCTTTACCAGGTTGGTATGGCATTACTCTTAAACTTTGTCTAACAACTTCAGAACCAGAAGAAGTAGTAACATTCATACTAGCAGTTGCTTCATTTGCTAAATAAGTAACTGTTCCACCAGTGGAAGTAGATGAATCAAATTGATTGTCTATAGCGTATCTATTTTGAGAATCTATTAATGTATAAGGAGAAGATACTCTTAATCTTCCAAATGCATCTGTATTCGTTCCATTAATACTAACAGGTTGTGTTGTTACATTTACATTATCGCAAGACATTAGCACCCGCCTCTAGTTATAAAGAACCATGCCTGTGCTTCATTCGTATCTTGAACGTCTTGTGTAAAAGTTGAATTTAATTGTAGAACCATTTGCTCTAGTGTTCTAATAATTTGATCTATTTGAGCAGGCGTATATTGTGGTGTAGCGTTTGCTAATCGTGGTTGATTTAATTTTGCCATTATCTTAGACCGTCCGGCTGAGTATCAATTCTTATAGTTCCAAATCTAAATGTAGAACCAGTATCTGAACTTGTCATTTTTATTGCAACTTGTCTACCCCTAGCGCGCATATCAACTTTAGTTGTTGTTGAATATACAACGGTGCTAGATGCAACTGTTTGTGTTTGGCCTGGATATTGTCTAACTAAAAACTGCATTCCAACTCCACCGCTTTGATTTCTAAAATCAGGAATGTATCGTCTAATAAACATAGAATCATTACCATCTCCTAATGCAAAGTCAGCTGTTGTAATATATGATTCCATTGCTGATCCATCAGCATTGTCTCCGTATTCTTGGTTATATAAAGTAGATCTTCCTGCTGTTAAACCAATAACAGTTGGTTGAGCTAAAGCTGTAGAGTTAGCATCATAAGAAGCAGCGAGAGGATATGCAAATACATCTCTTGGAGCCCATACTGTTCTAGCTAATGTTCCAATAGTCCAAACTTGTTCTCTGTAATTATATGTAACAACTCTATTAATATAATTTGAATTTTGAGATGCATAGAACCAGCTTACTTCTGCAAATTGAAGATTAACTCCTGCATATGTTGTAAATTGTTCTTCATCGTCAATATCACTATAAACATAATCTTGCACCGTACATGGTATCTGTTTTACAACTCCGTCAAATAAAAAGAATCCACCATCAGACATCCAATAAACAACGTTTTCAGCTTCTACCGCTGCATGGGGAGATATAGCACCGCAGTTAGTACCTGTTTGTTTAAATGAAAAGGTATAAGGAGGTCCTACAAACTGCATTTGATGCGCAGATGTATTTGTTAATAATATTAAATCACCTCTTGTTCTAACAGCAGTTACAATTCTATTACCTGATGATAATCTTTGAAATCCTGCAGTATTAGTAGCTGAAGGTGTAAAATCTGTAATAGATTCTTGATCACCAAATAATACAGCCATTGGATCATAAGTATTAGTATCTCCAGCTGTTGTTTGAGTTCCTAAGAATATTAAATGTCTATCACGAGAAGATACAACCATAAAATTAGATTGAGTTGGAGCATTAGTAAGTAAGGTTGCTCTTGTAGTTCTTGATACAACAAATGTAGCAGTATCTAAATAATAAGTTTTACCACCTACAATGGTTGCAATTAAATCTTCTCCCCAGTTATCTAATGCCCAAACTCTTGATGTTTGAGTTATAACTCCGGTTGGTCTTGGTGTACCCCAAGTAGAAAATCCCCAAGATGCAGCACCCCAACCAATACCAAATTGAGAAGTATCTACACCAACATTTATTTGAAAAGCTCCTGTTCCTGTTGCTGTATCAGATGATGCAGGTGTTCCAAGATCAGCTACATCTATTGTAAATGTATTTGCATTTGTAATTTCTTGAATCTCAAACTCTTGAGACATTGTAGTATTTGTAATAGTAGTTGTACCTACACTTACTCCTGTCACACCTGAGAACGTAACAAAGTCTCCCATTACAGCTCCACTAGCTGTTGAAGTAACACTTACAATCGTTGTTCCTGATGTGAAATTAAATACTACTGCTTTTGTAGTAGATATAGGTGTAACGTCGTAATAATTGTTATCGTAATAAATATATAATTTTCTATCTGTACCTATAGCACAAAGTGAATCTCCGGCTAGGTCATTATAATTGTGAATATCTCTTGCAACACCTATTAAGTTAAATGGAGGTGCAACGTTTTGCCAGCCACCTATCTTTTCAGGTACTCCATAACGAAATCTAACATTATCACAATCTACCCA